ATAATTAAGAATGGATAAATAAAACTCTGACGGTCCAGGTTTAGTTTTCCGAAAGGTGTGTTTCCAACGGTTCAATTCCGTAACTAGTGACATAGTTGTTTAAAAGAGTAATCAGAAAATGGTTGCTCTTTTTTTTTTCATTTATTTTAATAAAAATTGGTTCTTTTACTAAAAGCTAGATATTTATAATAAACAACAAGATTATGATAGATATTTATGAACAACAAGATAACAACGGAAGAGAAATCTTTAAGTCTTTCTGCAAAGTAAAACATTGGTGTAAACACCACAAAGATGCAACCAAACAATATTCACATTGGGATACGTCTTATTTCTCTGGCAAGACAATGGTGATTGCAGAAATCAAAGAAAGAAACTATGATTCATCAGCATTTTCTGATTGGTATGGTGAGATATACAAATACAATCAATTAATGCTAATCAAAGATAAGTATAAAGCTAAAGGTATTGATGTAAAGATACACTACATAAACTTATTCAATGATAACCGAATACTTATATGGGATTTAGATTTGATATCAGTACAGAGCTTTGAAATGAATTTACCAAAGCACACACTTGAGGATAATGGTAATGTAAATAAAAAGATGTATAGACTTTGGAAAGCTGAATCAATTGTATGGGAAAAGATAATAGATTATGTAGGACCTTACGGAGATGAAGATGATGAAGATGATATTGGGTTTTAACCTTGCAAGTTAAATAAAAAAATAGTATATTTGTATAAATAACATAAAATAAAATAAAAATGGAAAATGGAACTAACAATAAAGTATTTAAAAAAGAATCATATTAAATTATCACAAGATAAGATAAAAGAATTATTCAATGATAAAGAAGCAAACAAAGAATTAATAGTTAAAAGCCAAATGGCTCTAATAATGAGATTAGCTCAACAATTTCATAGTTTCAATCCAACAAAGACATTCGATGAAATAGTATCAGATTGTATGTTAGGATTGATGACAGCAATAAAATACTACGATAACACAAGAGGTGTTGATTTTACTGCATACGCTTACACATCAATTAAACACGGTATCTATGAATATAGAAACGAAAATAGAATCATAAAACTATCAGTTAAAGCTGCATTGGGTCAATTACCAGATGATGAAGTTAAAGTAACAACAACAAAATTCGAAGATATGTTTAACCAAGAGTCTGAACAAATAACATTCTTGGATATATATAAATCACCTAACGAAGATGAAGAATTAAAAGATGATTTAGACAGAACTAATAACTTATGCTTATTGATTAGAAAGACATTTGAGAAAAAAGAAAAATATGCTGATATATTAATTGCAACATTTGGTCTATGTGGGAAATCAGATAAAGTTAAACTAGACGATATAGCTGAAATGTTTTCTTGTTCAAAGCAATACATAGCACAAGTTAAAAAAGAAGCAATTGAAAAATTAAAAAACAATGAAGAATTTATAAATTATTTAAAACATACGTACTATGAATAACCAAGAATTAATAGATATATTAGATATTATATTTAGTATCGCAGATGAAGATGAACAATAATATTTATATTTATATTTATATTTACATATGATATAACTCATACACTGATAGGATACGTTATTTATTTCTTCCTATTTTTTTTTACCTATCAGCTCTTAAACAAAACCTCAACTAGTAAGTTGGGGTTTTTCTTTTTTATAAACGTTTTATTAATATATTATATTTACAATAAACATATAACACCGTATTATGGCCCGAAAAATAAAACCTATTTATAAAAAAGATGACCTTATAACTATGATAGTTGATAAGGTAACCTCTGGTATTCCTCAAGCAAAAATAGTTGCTGACATCAAAAGTCTAGGATATTCAACAACATATTTCTATGAATTATTCAGAGAAGCTAAACCAATCTTCCAAGCAGCATTATCTGGCATAGCTGAAAACAGATTAGAATCAACCATTACAGAAATGGAAGAACAATACCAAGCTGCATTGGAAATAGGTGATAGAAGATTAGCAAACGATATAAGAAAAGAGATAAACAAGATAAGTGGACTTCATATCACTAAAACAGATATCACAACCAATGGTGATAGCATAAACAATATATCAATAATAAAATTAATAGAAATTAAAACTGAATTATAATGCCAGTAACTGTTGACAAATGAAAATTATTTATTATATTTAGATAAAACATTTATATGGAACAGTGGAAAACGATAGAAGGATTTAATAACTATGAAGTTAGTTCATTAGGTAAAGTAAAAAATAAAACTGGTAAGGTACTAGCATTAAGAATCACATCTGATGGATATAATAGAGTTCGATTATATGGTGATTCAATTAAGAATAAACTTGTACATAGATTAGTTGCTGAAGCTTTTATTACTAATAATGATGAAACTAAAAAACAAATAAACCATAAAGATGGTGATAAATTAAATAACTCAATTGATAATTTAGAATGGGTTAATCATAGTGAAAATATGGTGCATAAATATCATACATTAGGTAAAGGTATTTGTGGTATTAAATTAATTAAAGATGATATAGTATATGAGTTTAAATCACTTGCTGATGCATCTAGAGAACTTAATTTAGATGGAGGAAATCTTTCTAGGTTAAATAATAACAAACGTAATCAATATAAAGGTTACAAAATTTATAAAGAATAAATATGCCAGTACACAATAGAAAAACAAATGAAGGTAAATGTTATGCACAATGGGGTGACCAAGGTGCTCACTATGAATATGAATGTGGAAATGATGCAGCTAGAAAAGCTGCTGAAGATAAAGCATATGAACAAGGTAAAGCTATAATAGCTTCTGGTGGTATGTCACAAGCATTATCAATGATTAACTTAGCCAATGCTAAAGTTGGATTTGATTATGATGATACTCTAACCAAAAGCAACGTACAAGAGATTGTAAAGAGATTAATCACAGCTGGTGGTACTATAGTATATATTATATCAGCAAGAGATACTGAGATGCCTATGTATACGTTGGCAAATAAACTAGGGATACCTAACTATAGAATCTTTGCAACTGGTAGCAATGAAGCCAAGGTTGCTAAAGTAAAAGAATTAGGTATAACAAAGTTTTATGATAATAATCCAGATGTGATTGATAAGTTACCTGGAATTGGTATACTTGTAAGATAATGTCAGAGTTAGCAATTAGACATACAAATGTTTTTAGCAGAAACTATGAAGCGTTGAGTTCGCCATCTCAACGTTTTGTGGTTAATGTTGGTGGTACTCGTTCATCTAAAACATATTCATTATGTCAGATGTTCATTGTCTATGCATTACAAAATCCAAATAAGATTATATCAATAGTAAGAAAAACATTTCCAGCATTACGTAGTAGTGTTATGAGAGATTTCTTTGAGATAATGAAAGAACTAAATCTATATGATGAAAGAAACCACAACAAAACTGAGAACATTTATACTTTTCCTAATGGCAGTATCATTGAGTTCTTTTCTTTGGATGATGCACAAAAAATCCGAGGTAGAAAACGTCACATTCTATGGGCCAACGAATCAAATGAATTAACCTTTGAAGATTTCAACCAACTTAATTTCCGTACCGAGGATAAACTATTTTTTGATTTTAATCCATCTGATACAGAGCATTGGCTTTATGATGTTATAGAACGTCCAGATGCAATTAAAATCCATTCAACATATAAAGATAATTCATTCCTACCACAAGCACTTATAAAAGAGATTGAAGAACTGATAAAAGTGGACCAAGATTATTATAATATTTATGCATTGGGTTTGCCATCCAAATCAACTCACACAGTATACAATCATCAAAAGTTCTATCAAGATAGACCAGAGTGTAAAGAAACACTTATTGGATTAGATTTTGGTTATACTCACCCTACTGCAATGGTAAGATGTGACTTTAATGAGAATGAAGTTTATGCTAAAGAATTAATATATGAATCTTATTTAACAACTCCAGAACTTATATCCAAAGTTAAAGAACAATTAGAAAAAGAATCATTACCAATGAATACTACAATTGTATGTGATTATGCAAGGCCAGAAATTATAGCTGAGCTTAATTCTAATGGACTTAATTGTGTTAATGC